GCCTATCCGTGTGCCCACGCTGGACAGCGTGTATGTGGCCGTCTTGCAGAACAAGGTGGCGGAGATGAAGGAGACGGCGGGCAACCGCGACGTGATGAGCGGCGGCACTGCAGGCGGCGTCACGGCGGCCACGGCTATCGCGGCCCTGCAGGAGGCGGGCGGCAAGCTGTCCCGCAATATGATCGACGACGGGTACCAGGCATTCGCGCAGGTGATGACGCTGTGCATCGAGCTGGTGCGGCAGTTTTACAGCGCACCCCGGCAGTTCCGGCTGCTGGGCCGCGGGGCGGAGCGGGAGTTCCGCATGTTCGACAACGGCGGTATGCAGCCCAAGGCCCTGGCGCTGGGCGGCTATCGGGTACCGGAGTTCGATCTGGAGATCGCGGCGCAGGACGAGACACCCTACAAGACCATGGAGTACAACCAGCTGGCGCTGCAGCTGTTCCAGATGGGGTTTTTCCGCGCAGATATGGCCGAGCAGGCCCTGCGGTGTCTGGAGCTGATGGAGTTCAAGAACAAGGACCAGCTGGCATCGGTCATCCGGCAGGGACAGCAGCGGACCCGGCAGGTGGCGTGGCTCCAGCGGCAGCTGCTGACGGCGGTGCAGCTGCTGGACGCCAAACAGGGGACAAGTCTTGCGCAGGCGCTGGAGCAGGAGATGAACGGCGGCGCGGCGCCCGGCGTGGGCGCGGTGAAGGCGGGCAGCGCGCCGGACGCCATGGAGCGGCAGAGAAAGCAGTCCCGTGAGGCCGTGAGGCCGCGATGATACAGGCGGTATTCGACGGGGCACATGTGACGGTATGCGGTCACGCGGGGCATGCTCCGGCGGGGCAGGACATCGTTTGCGCCGCCGTGTCGGCGCTGGTGTACGCGCTGGCGGGCAGCCTGGAGGAGACGGGACAGGCGGCGCGGATCTGCATCCGCAGGGGTTTTGCGGAGGTGGAGGGCGCAGGGGACTGCGGCGCTGCCTTCGCTCTGGTGCGGTGCGGGCTTGCGCAGCTGGCACGGCAGTATCCCGCGTGTGTGCAGGTAACAGGGTCGTGACCTACCACGGGAAGGAGAGGCTATGAAGCAGCTTTGGATGGACTGGCAGACGTTTGCAGAGGCGGCAGAGGCCGGTCAGGAGACGGGCGGAGAGACAGGCGGTCAGGCGGCTCCCGACGCCGGGGAGCAGGAGGCGTTCAGCACCCTGATCCGCGGGCAGTACAAGGAGCAGTTTGACGCCCGTGTGCAGAAAATTCTGGACGGGCGGCTGCGGGGACTGCGGCAGGAGAATGCCCGCCTGCGGCAGGAGGTGCAGGCGCGGCGGGAGTCCCAGGCCGGTGCGGTGCTGCGCCTGCAGGCGGAGGAGGGATGCATCCGGCAGGTGTATCCCGATTTCGACTGGCGGCGGGAGATGGCATCACCCCGGTTCGGGCGATTGGTGACGGCAGGTGTGGACGGCAGGACCGCCTATGAGATCGTACACCGGCAGGAACTTCTGAAGGCGGCCATGGGCTATGCCGCGGCGCAGGCACGCAGTCAGATGGCGCGTTCCATCGCCTCCGGCGGCGGGCGGGCTGCGGAGAACCGCGGCGATAGCCGCTCCGTGACCCGCAGCGATCCCAGAGGACTGACCAGCCGCGAGCTGGCGGATATCCGGAAACGGGTACAGGACGGAGAGAAGATACGATTCTGAACAAAATGAGGAGGACGAGCATGGAGAAGATGAATTTGCAGCTGTTTGCAGGGGAGATGAACACACAGACCACCGGTGCTCTCAGCGCCGAGATGAAGACCTACTACGGCATGGAGCTGCTGGAGAACGCCAAGCCCCAGCTGGTACACAACCAGTTCGCGG